CGTTGGTCCAAGACTGGGATAGATCTTTGTTTTTCCCTATTAATACCCCTGGGCAGAGTCTTTCAACGCCTTTAACTACTAAAGGAACTAATGGATACGGATGTTTTCGTTACTACGACGGTGTAACCAAATACAACACATTAATGTATATGATTTCTCTTACTGATGGGAGCGAACAACCCTTAAATGGCAGTAACGATTGCGTTGAACTTCAGGCTTCAAGTTATTATCAAAGTATTCTCCCAAGCAGCGCTTGTGTTTCTGCTGACTCTAGCGGCAATGATTGGTTCTACATTCAGTGGAGAAATCTGACCACGGCGGTTACAGGGGTGGTCGGTGTAGAAATAGGTACAACTACTTCGATTGGCCCCGGATATGCTTCTTCTTCTGGGACAGGCGCCCAAGGTGGCGGTGTTTGCGGAGCCGATGCCAACAATCTTTATTTCGTATTTGGTGATTCGTCTAACCTGAAACTGCATTTGTTAAAAGTTGCTAAAAGCGACGGGGCTATCCAATGGCAACGAAAAGTTACAATCGGAAGTCCTGCGGGTGGGTTTGATTATGCGTGCCCTCCTGTTATTGATTCAAGCGGTAACGTTTATGTGGTGTGGAACTCAAAAGATACTCAACTGACTGGTTCGCCCGGTAGTAGTGTCCATTGGGCGAAGTGGGATAGCAGCGGCAACATTCAAACTCTTAAGGGAACAACATTAAAAACTTTGACAACAACCACCTCTAACGGCAACGCTTACCCATCGCGAGCCGCAATTAGCTCAGACGATGAGTTCATTTATATAGGTGGATCGTTTGGTGATACGATGCGGCCATTTATAGCTAAGTTTTCTACTGACGGATCAGGGACTAATAACAGTAATGCTTTGTCTGGCAACTTTCCTGGCGATGATCTTTATTACAAAGATAACTGGGTTCATACTGAGGCAGCGGGGGATGCGATTTCTAGCAGCAGCCAGTCTCGAACCACTGGCAGTATTTCTTCTTACTCTGGTCAAGTTGATAATGCTGTTGCTCAAACTAACCCTGGAATTTATTTGGATGAGGATGCTTAATGTCGGATCATGTTTACGTTAACCCAGAAAACATTGTTTCTTATCCGGGTGACATTCAAAGAGAACATCCTGATTGGCAAGTAGGCGATGAATTGCCTGATGGGTGGCATGAGGTTGAGAACACTGTTTGTCCAGACCTGACTTATGTTTACCCTGAATTTGAAGAAGGTCACGACGAAACAAACACTGCCGCTATCAAAGTGACAAGACACGAAGCTGAATTGTCTACAACTACTGACGAGAACGGTGTTTCTGTTTATTCGTTTATTTGGAATCCTGCGACGTACGACATTGTTGAAGAGACTTTGCCACATGAATACAGTTGACGCACCGAGGAAAGGCGACTGATGGCTAACGTTTTGGAAGTGCTGCAAGCAGCCGGACTGGATGTCGAAGCGGAACCTAATTGGGAAACTGCTCGGGGTTCGAAGTGGTCTTTTGATCATCGGCCTGGCGGTACTTTGGGAATGATTGTGCATCACACGGCGGCGGGTGGTACGGCAGAGATGCCTTGCCGCAGAATCTGTGTCTCGGGCAGATCCTCACTAAAAGGTCCTTTGGTTCAACTGCTGCTAGGTCGGGGGCCATCGCCGAAGCTGCTGTTGATTTCTCAGAACCGTTGTAATCACGCGGGGCGTGGATCGTCTGAAGTCGTCAAAGATTTAGAACAGCGTAGAGATATTACCGCAGAGTTTGACGCCGGTCAGGGTGCCTATGATGCACGGAACCTTGGCCGCTCATCTGACTACCGGAAAGGTAACGGCATTCTGTGGGGCCTGGAAGTCGAGAATGATGGAGTCGGCGAGGAGTATTCAGCCGCTCAAATGAAAGTTCTTGTGAAGCTGTGCGCTGCAATGTGCAAGTGGCAGGGCTGGGATCATAACGCGATCATTCATCATCGTGAGTGGACTGATAGAAAAATCGATATGAGTTACCGTGGCCCTCTTCGCGATTATGTGAAAAGGGCGATGGCATCGAACCAGTGGAAGCTACCGAAGGCAGCAGTTCAGGCAGCTATCAGACCGCCTGTAACGCCTCCTAAGACACCCGGCACCCTAGAGCGGGGTGATAAGGGCTTAGAAGTGATTAAGTTACAGAAATCGCTTACTACGCTTGGCTACGTTTTAGTAATCGACGGCCAGTTCGGGCCGGGAACGATGAGAGCGGTTCAGCGATTCCAAAAAAAGAACGGATTGACGCCGGACGGTAAAGCGGCAAAACTAACTTTAAGCAAAATTAAAGCGAAGCAACCTCGGCCGGTTATAGAACAGCCAGAAATGGAATATCCCGGCCACCCTTTACGCCGTGGATCTCGTGGCCCTGCTGTAAGGTTCTTGCAGGAGCAAGTCGGCGCTAAACAAATTGACGGGGTGTTCGGGCGGCAGACTCAAAAAGCAGTTCGGGCAGTGCAATCACGTCGTCGACTAAAAGTTGATGGGGTAGTCGGTCGCAAAACGTGGGCCGCAATAACTAACTAGGAGAAAAAATGTTTAATAAAAGTTTTTTAACTGATGTGGCAGAGCGTGCAGTATCAACCGCTATGCAGGCGTGGGCGGCAGCGTTCGCGATTCCTGGTCCGTCTATTTTGGATTCAGTAAAAATTGGGCTAGTCGCTGGACTAGTATCAGTAGCCAAGGCAATTACCGCAAGGCAGGTCGGTGACGATTCTGCCTCACTAACGAGAGTTACTGAACAATGAGCGACGCATGGCTTTCACCGTCCAACAATTCGAACGCACGGGCTATCCGTGAAGTTCAGATGAGTTTAGGTTTGCATCCTGACGGCCAGTATTCTCGTTCGACTGTACGAGCGGTTTCGGACTTTCAAGGCGCTAACGGTTTAACCGCTGATGGCCTGGTCGGTCCTGCAACTTGGGCAGCGTTCTCAGGTGAGAAGCCAGCAGCAAAAAAGAAAGCTGCGCCGAAGAAAGAACCTGTAGCGAAGAAAGCTCCAGCGAAGAAAGCTCCAGCAAAAAAAGCGGCAGCAAAATAAGAAATCCCCCGACTGCGGTGTTGTGTACAGTCGAGGGAAAAATTACCGCCCGGTTGAAAACCAAATAACAACCGGACGGCTTTTACTGAGGAGCTAGATAAACCATGACATCAACCACGCTCACTCAGCAAGATCTTTTTTATTGTATCACTGCGAGATTATTTCACCGAACGATTCTAAGACTTTTTTGTTGTGGTCAACTACGGCTGTGATTGGTACGTTGCCGACGAAATCTTTTTGTTGTTTCCAATGCGGTTGGTGTTCGGCACGAACAGGTATGAAATGGATTCCGAGTCTGTGGTTCCAGATTTGTGGGCCGGTGATTGTGCCGGTGTAGAGGCTGCGGTCGTTGGGTGGGTAGCTGCCGCCTTCGATTGATCGGTGTGCGGTAAATACGATGTCTTCGATCATGATTCGGTTAAGTCCATCATTGCCTCAACTGTTTCTTTGCGACTGTTGAAACCAGTGCTGAAAGGTGTTCGCTTTTGTCTTTCTCCTGGTGAAACAAACGTTGGTCTACCATTTTGATCGATTACGCATCCTGTCCAGTCGCCAGTTCTTAGCTTACCTGATCTGTTAGAACTCGTTTTGTAGCTGCAACCCGTAACCCTGCCGATTTCTACGCCATCAACGAATGCTCGGTAAGTGTTGTTTTTTTCTTGTTCTGGTTTCTCGTCAGAGTAGTTTTTGAAAGTAATTTGTGACATTTGGTTTCTCCTAAGTTGTTTGGTTTTTTGTTCGTGCTCCGTTACGGAATCGAACCGCCGCTCCCGAAGGAGCGCCAGGCCGGAGCGGCTAACTGTTTTTAGATGCCGAATTCTTGTGCAATGTCTTGAGCATTTTGTGCTAATTCTTGGAGGTACTGAGTGGATTCGCACCAGATATCTTCTTCGATTGTGTCTGCATCTGCAAGGCGAATTTGTCGGCCTGTGTTGTAGTCGAATGTGTTGCCGTCTTTGGTTGTGATTATTGTGTAGAGTTCTCCGGCTGAGGTGACTGCGTAAGTACCTTCGTTGTGTTCGTTTACAAATAGTTTGGTTGGGGCGATTGCCCAAGTGGCTGTGGTTGCGGTGGTTGAAGTCATGTACCCATTATAAACACATATACAACGGGGTTGCTACTTCATAACCAAAGTTTCTAAAATATTTTATTCATCCCCATACGCAGACCTCAAAAGCTTCAACTCGATCGACTCCTTCGGATGGCTATGAATCCAATCATGACACCGGCGACAAAGCGAAATCGTGTTATTGGGGTCAGTGATAGAACCGCCGTGAGAGCGCTGTAACGGCTCATGAATATCAACCGCCCGGTTACTACACTGATCAGTCCTAGCCTTAGCACGGACAAGCGCAAGCCCTAACGTGTCTACTTGGTATTGGTAGATTACGGGGCCAGCTTCACACCACGGCCGGGCTTTCAATTCTTGCCGTACCATCTTCGAGCGTTCAGCAGAAATCTTTTTACGTCTTG